AGGCAGAACTAGCAGACTGGAACAGTCACCCAGTCACTAAAGAGATTTTCCGCGAGATTGAAGCAGCAAAGATAGAGATCATGTATCGCAATAAGGTCGAGGCTACAGCAGACGAGACCGCCATGAGAGCCGCTGAAGATAAGGGTATTGTTCAAGGAATGGAATGCATACAAGATGCTTTTGGCTTCATTGAAGAATACATGGAGGAAGAGGAATGAGCGCACCTGTCAAGCCTCTAGGCTATAACGTACTAGTCGAAATCATCCCCGTACAGATCAAATCATCAGGAGGAATCATCCTAGGTTCTGCGAATGAGCAGGAGCGCGAGCGCAAAGGGCGTGACATGGCGCGTATCATCGCGTTTGGTCCTACAGCCTTCCAGGGATATGAAGGCTGCTCCTGCGCTGCAGACTGGGGCGTTAAAGAGGAGGATATCGTTGAACTATCAACCCGGTATGACGGCAAATTCACCCGAGCAGGAGAATACGCTGAAGAGTTTAAAAACTATCGCTATGTATCAGACCAAGACTTGGTAGGTCTGGCGCAAGGTGATTTCCTTTCCATGCTAGCAGAGCAGGTGAAACATGGAAAGTCTGATTGATAATGCAACCTTCTTAGAAGCAAGCGATACTTTCTGCGGATTAGTGGAAGAATGCGAGGAGGATTACTATTCAGATCCTAATTCGGTATTTGTTGGAATATGTCTAAGCGAATGTGAGGATGGTCTAGTAATCAAAGCTAGGCATTCATGTCAATCAAATGAACAACTTATGGCAGCTCTTCAGGGGACTATTAACTTATTTTTCGCAAACCATCCTAAAGAGGAAGAATAATGAAAGACCAGCATGAAAAGATCAAAGGATATCGAGATTTAAGTCAAGAAGAGATTGACCTAATGAACGAGATTAAGGGTAAAGGCGAGGCTTTGTATGAGCTAATACAGCGCATGGAACATATGGAGGGGGAATCGATGCCTGACTTTAGGTGGCTTACTATCGGAAGAACTGACTTGCAAAAAGGCTTTATGGCACTAATTAGGTCCGTTGCAAAACCTACTTCATTCTAAAGAGGATTAAAAATGGCAGACGAAGAGCTGAGTGAGGAACTCCTAACAGAAGCGTTAGGACTAGAGGCTGAAGAGCCTAAACAGGAAGAAGAGCACCAACCCACAGAGCTTGAGGTTGAAGCCGAGGCTATGGGCTGGACCGATAAAGAAACCTTTGTAGCAAAAGGGGGTGATCCCGAGAAGCACGTATCTCCTCACGAGTATGTACGCTACGGCAAACTACAGGATTCAACTAACAGCCGCATAGCATCTCTTGAGCGTAAATTCGAGGACCGGCTTACTAACCTTAATCGGCTTCATGAGGCGCAGCAAGTATCAAAGATCAAGGATCTCCAAGCACAGCAACGGCAAGCTGTAGATGATGCCGACACAGCACGATATGATGCTATTCAGGGTCAGATTGAAAGTGTAGCGGCTGAGACTGTCCCTCAGACTGTCACCAAAGACCCCGCAATCGTCGAATGGGAGGCAAGCAATCCCTGGATTAATAACCCGAGTGATCCCAAAACGGTGGACGCTCAAGGGCTATGGAATTCATTCGCCGCTCAAAATCCCAACGCTACCACAGCAATGGCGCTTGCTCATGTAGACGCTAAGATGGAGAAGCTTTATCCAACCGAGAAGCCTACCAACTCAAGGCGCAATCAGCCATCAGCCAATGAAACAAGTACACCTGCTAGGCGAGGGAAAAGCCGGGAGTTGTCTATGAATGACCTTAGCCACGATGAACGGCAAGAGTATGCCAATGTAGGTCATATGTTCCCGGGTAAAGATGGGAAACCAAGCCAGAAAGTTTTTTTGAAAGCCGTACAAGACGCGAGGAAAGCATAATGGAGCAGAAAAGAGGCCCAGGGCGTCCAGCCAGGGGCGAGAAAGCACACACCCCTAAAGACCGGCCAGAACGCGTGCCAATGAGTCAGGGAACGCGCCTACATGCGACTAAGAAGGAGGGATATCAGCGGTATTGGGCAAAAGAAGGGCCAAGTTGTCCGGGTGCGCTAGATAAAATGAAAGCTGCCTGGTGGGAATTTGCTCTTGACGAAGGAGGGCGGAAGATCACTGTACCTGCGGGGAATGGCGACACTCACTACCTCATGGAGATTGAGCAGAAGTACTATGATGAGGACATTGCTGCTCAGCAAGCCCGGAATATCGACGCTACTACTGCCAATGCCCAGCGCTTAGGCGAAGATGAGTATGTTCCCATGGGTCAGAAGTCTGTAGTTGAGCGGGAAATCATCTAACTTCTTTGAACGTGACGCTAAAATGTGCTATAAGTAGCCATAGTTAGGGAATTTGCAGAGTCAGGGCCGCTCAATCCCACAAGGCCCAAGATTTAAGTGGTAATTCAGTTAGAAGGCTGAAACCCCAGTCCAACGCCAGGTTAGAAGACCGATTGAACTGTAAACGTGCGCTTATGCGCCTTTTTACTATTTAATCGAGGATTCAATTATGGCTGGCGGATTTCGTCCCATTCAGGATCTTTCCGGGCAAGGCTATACCGGCAAGGTTCAAACTTTCGCAGTCGATGCGGCTCACGCTACCCTTTTGTCGGTTAGTGATCTAGTCGTTGAGACTGGCAATCTTGAGGCCGCAACTGGTCTTTCCGAAGTCGATGCTATTTCAGCAGGCACTGGTAATCTGATTACTGGTGTCATCGTTGCTATTGACACTAATATCTCTGATCTTGAACAGCGTGGCCTCCCTGCTTTGACTGCAGGCACGGTTAAAGTTGCTGTTGACCCTGATCTCCTCCTGGAAGCTGAAACCCTTGGTGGTACGTTCGCTTTGACTGATGTAGGCGGTAACCTGCCTGTGACGGTCACTGCTGCAACTGCTACGGGTGGTCTCGTCAATTCCAACATGGTCGTTAATACCACTGGAGCCGCTATTAGCGCTACTGAGCAGGTCCGTGTGGTTGGTGTTAAGGACTCAGGGGACATCACCTTCCCCGCCCCGGCTGGTACCACGCTAATTGTGCGTATCAATGAATCAACCGTTAACGGCGCTGTAGGAGTGTAATCATGGCTGGTGTAATCGCAACAGGTAATATTAGCCGCCTCCTACAGGAAGGCGTAGCTAACGTATTTGGGCAAGCATACGAGGCACATGAACAACAGTGGCCGATGCTTTTTGGTACTGATTCTTCTAAGAAGAATTTCGAGCTTGATCAGCAGTTTGAGGGCTTTGGTCTCGCACCGGAGAAGAAAGAGGGTGCCGGTGTCGCGTATGACTCTCAACAGGAAGGCTTCACCCCGAAATATCCCATGTTGAACTATGCAAAGGGATTTATCGTTACTAAAGAGGCAATGAGGGACAATCTGTATGGATTGTTTGATCGGCGCGCACGTGCTTTGGCCTTCAGTATGCAGCAGACCAAAGAGAATGTAGGTGCTAACGTCTACAACCGAGGCTTCAACAGCTCTTTCTTGATGACTGGTGGTGACGGTGTTGAGCTGTTCTCCACTGCTCATGTCAATGGTCCTTCCGATTCAACTACCTTCAGTAATGAGCTGGCTGTACCTGCTGCTTTGTCTGAGGCGAGTCTTGAGGATCTGTTGATTCAGATCAACCAGGCTACCGACCCACGAGGGCTGAATATTGCCATTCGAGGTGAGCGCTTGATTGTTCCTCCTGCTCTTGGTTTTGAAGCTGAGCGGATTCTGAATAGTGTTCTTCAGAATGACACGGGTAACAACGCTGTCAATGCCGTTCGGTCTACGGGTATGTTGCCTGGTGGTCACATGGTCAATAACTATCTGACCTCGACTACTGCCTGGTTCCTGAAAACTAATGCTCCAGACGGCATCAAGTATTGGACTCGTCAGGAGGTTGAATTCGAGCAGGACAACGACTTCGGTACTTCCAATGCTCGGTTTAAAGCTGAAGAGCGTTATGCCTTTGGCTGGACTGATCCGCGTGGCGCTTACGGTACTGCAGGAGTTTAATCGTAACCCCTCCTCTTCGGGGGAGGGTTCTTTATACTGGTGGACGTTTTAGTCGGCGTCCACTGCTTCTAATATAGAGGTGGTAAAATGGCTTTAACTAATTTCCCTAATGGTGTGTCAAGCTTTGGCATTCCGCAAATGGCAAACAGTGAACGGAATGGTGCCGGGTCTGTTTTCGGTACTACTTACTTTGCTGATCCTGCCAACGGCTCCAATGCGAATAAAGGAACTTCACCTGATCGGGCTTTTGCAGACTGGACACAGGCATTTTCTGTCATGGG